CTAGAAATTCCAGTAAACCCGTATGTTTTCCCCATCCACCTCAACTTTTTTAATTAGGATGCTGACTATATCGCATTTTACTACGTAATCGGAATCATGTATTTTCGATGCCATATTTATGATTTCGTCAGTATCTAAAGTGTTTTTAGAAGATAGGAGGGCTTTAACCTTTTCACGTTCCTGGTTAAGCTCTCTTATTTTATCATCAATTTGGCTCTTTGGTATCGAGCCAAAGCTATAAAGATCGATAAGGCGTTCCTGACGGGAATCAATCTGCTTTAATTGCTGAACGAGGGCAGTGGTATCTTCATGCTTTTCTTGTGCAGTCCAATTGATAGATTTTAAAGATTCGATCTGTTCAATTACAGCTTGTTCAAGCTCATCTTGTCTGAATATCTTTGATGGACATTTTATTTCTACATCTGCCTTTCTACCCTGACAAGAATAATATCCATACTCTTTTTTTGATCCATGTTTTTTTACTTGTGAATTCCTACGGTAATATGGCCGACCACATAGTTTACAGTAAGTGATACCAGACAGCATATACTTATTGTAAGTCGCATGTGCTCCAAATGTAGATAAATAAGTATTCAAGCGGTCATTTGCTTTTTCAAAGAGCAGATCATCAATAATAGGCTGATGTTGCCCGGGGAAGTACTCATCATTGAACTTGACCATTCCAATATATACCTTATTTTGAATTGTATATGTGATTCCGCTACTATCGGTCCAACCGCCATATTTATTGGAATATTTTCCAGATAAATACCGGCCTATATTTCGGACATTATAACTCATTCCAGGAATTCCGTTGGCAGTAATGGAGAAGAGTTCCCGTATTTGCATGGCTTCATAATCATTGATGATGAGATTTCCGTCAGAATAGTCGTATCCAATAGGCGGGCGACTGGTCCCTTTCCAGTATCCTTTCCGTGCACGGCCTTTCATTCCCATAGACATACGTTCTTTTATATTTTCCCGTTCAAGCTGCGCAAAGGTTGCAAGAAGGCCGATGGCGGCGCGCCCAAAGGGAGTTCCCGTGTCAAAACTCTCGTTCATTGACACAAAGGCAATATCATTTTTTAGAAATACATCTTCTATTAGGAACATAGTATCCTTCTGAGAGCGTGAAAGCCGATCCAGTTTATAAACAAGGATTACATCATAGTTTTTCACTTCTGATATAAGTCTGTTCAGTTCTGGGCGGTTCATATTAGAACCGGAATATCCAGGATCAATATATTCGCCCATTATAGTCCATTGCATAGCGCTTGAATACTGTTCTAAACGCTCTTTTTGTTCTCCAATGGAATATCCCTCCATGGCCTGTTCTGTAGTGGATACGCGGATATAAATTGCGCAACGCATTTTTTTCTTATCCATTGTGTCATTCCTTCCTTAAGTACTGATGAGTGGTACAAAATACGCCCCTTTTGATTTAGGGGCGTATTTTGCATTACAGAAGATCGGAAATTTTGATCTTTAAATCTTCATAAATATTAGCCTGAAGGATATCATCGAATGAAAACTGTCCAGTATTGTCTTCATGCTCCAGATCGTAGATCATAACAGATTTTTTCATGGGGTTTACAATCCAGTATTCCCGAACACCCGCCGTCCTGTATCGGAACAGCTTCACCTGATAGTCCATTTTCTGACTGGTTGGTGAAACGATTTCTATAATCCAGTCAGGCGCACCTTTGCACCCATGTTCTGTGAGCTTGTTTCGGTCGCATATAACGGAAATATCAGGCTCAAGCCATGTGTGGTCGTTGGCCTCCAGATCGACGGCGAATGGGGCAGGAATCACTTCACAATCGCCATTGTGATCTGCGATATAATTTCCGATTATCCGCCCAAGCTGGAATACAAGACGTTGGTGCGTGTGGCTGGGGGGGGCCATGGAATAGAGCTGGCCGTCAATCAGTTCGGCACGGTCACCATCCGGGAGGTTCCAGTAATCTTCTGAGGTAAAGACACGTTTCGGTAATGGCATAGCAGCACTTCCTTTCTAAGGTGATGGTTTCATTTGGAAAAATATACCATAAATACCATAAACTCTCATCATATATAATAATGTGTGCACCTGGTCTTATCATAGAAAGTGTGATTCTATGAATATTAAGTACATAAGATTATACAGAGATGATATATATGCAATTATATTTCGCAATATCAAAACTATATACTACAATACGGACTTCATAGGAAAGACACAATTATACATCTATAAGTAAACTGAAAATTTATAATAATCATGGTAAGATCAGGTGTTATCCGACCTCTTTATCATGATCGGTAACCAGTTGGAATTGTGCCTCCAACTCTTCGGCAGTATCCGGTACGCTGTCATATAGACTCCCGTATGAAGAGGGAGTGAACTTTTCCTTGAAATGGCTTAAAATAGCTTTTCTTATTTCAGGGTCTAATTCAAAGTATGTTTTTACTATCTCTAATTCTAAATCAGTACCTCCCCGATCTTCTATAAATTTATCAAGGCTAAATGTATTTGGTTTAGAGAACTTTGCACCATTACCATAACGTAAGTATTCCTCATTTACATTTAAAGTAGTGCAAATTGATTTTATCGTACTATCAGGGATATTGTTACCAGCCTTTTCACTCCAGCTTATTGCATTTTGTGACATACCTATTTTTTCCGCAAGTTCTTTTTGGCTTAGATTATGATACTTACGAATTTCTTTTATTCTATCATTAATAGTCATTTTATCACCTCATTTCTGATTCTATAATATCAATCATTGATAAAAAAGTCAATATAAACAAATAAAACTATTGACAAATAAACATAGTTGATATATTATGAGTATATAAAACACACCATTGATAAAAAGGAGGTGATAACATGATGAAAACTAAAATGGAGGTAATGCTTCCGGTAGAGGACATGCAGGAAGCCAAGGAAGTAGCAGAATTTCTTGAATGCATGACAGAAAAGGGGCAGAGGGCATTTATGAACTTTGTCCGTGGCTCAAACTTCACAGCCCACTTTCTTACTGGGGGAGGCGGAGACGGCAGCAGGCCGGGGAAGAGGACCGCGTAAGCGGCGGAATTAGCAGATACACGAGACAGACCGCGCAAGACAGGAGCATGTTGACGTATGTAAGATACGAAAGTGAGGTGAGAGGATGATAAAACACAAAATCCGGCTAAACATACTTATCGCAATAATTGCATTGGCATGTTCTACCGGATTTCAACAGTTGATGGTTGGTGAAATATTGACCAAGTATGAGAAAAGCTGCTTTTTCTTTCTTGTGTGGTTATGTATTAGTAAGATTTTTGAGGATTGAATCAACAAATGCCCTCATCCTGCGAGATCGGGTGAGGAAGAATGAGAAGGCTGGATAGAAAGCGAGGTAGGATAGTGAAGCGAGCGTTATTATTGTTAAAATACGTAACCAGGCCGCTGGTATGGACATTCCAAGTTATTGGTGAGGACATCAAAAGCGATCCTGTAGCCAAACTAATATTACCGGTAACCACAACTGTTGTAGTATATGTAGCACTACAGTTGTTGCCGCTGATACTGCGATAGGGGTTAGATACCGGTATATGCGTTGCCTTCTTTGATAGATACAGTATCTTTTATAAATGTCTGTCAAGGACAGGGTACCATCAGGGACAGGACGGGGTTCAGGTCCATTGTCCGGTAAATAATTTATAGAAATAAGTTTATAAGTAAATAGTGGTTTCAACTGGGGCGAGTCGATATGCCATTTATGTTTTGTGAGAAACCGGAGGGAAAAAAGAAATAATTTTTCTTTTGCTGTAAGGATTATCTTATTGTAATCTTCCATAATTGAAGCCTTTCTTATATGTACTCGGCGCTGCAACGCCTGTACTTGAATTATAGGAGATATGGAAGCAAAAGGCAATATATATAGTGTGCTGACGGGCCACACATTAGCAGGAGGTGAGGGCATATGGGAATTAAGGTAATCAACATTATGAAAGATGGCCGGGAACTGGAATCACTGGAAGATGTTGAAGCGCCTGACATTTTATATGACATTATTTTGAAGGATTACAGAGCCAGGGGAGTTAAACTTGTCCCGGTGGACAACCCTACATCACAGGAGGGAGAACTGGCTCTGCGAGAGCGGATATGAAAGCAGGAGTTATTAGGGCCAGAAGATGGAGACGGAGGAAAGGAAAGTGTATAAAAGGAGGACGTTGGGAGATCTGCCGGAAGTGCGGATTGCTCTGGAACGTATCTCTACAGGCAGAGGAGATGAAACACTATACATGCCCGTGGTGCGCGTTAGGAGAAGACGGAAAAATAAAAGGGAAACTGAAAGAACGGGGAGGGTTTACGGATTTTTACAGGTAATACTGTCCGTGTTTATGTCGGCAGCCATTTATATGTTTCTAGCCCCTCTGGCCTACATAGAGCGTGGATACATGGCATATGGCGGGGAATGTTTCGCCGCCGCCGCTGCAGGAATCATCACATATGAAATATTGAAAGGAACGTTGAGAAATGAGACACAGATATAACTGCCACCGGTGCGACTGCCCCTTAGATCCAGCAGAGATGCCGTACTGTGACGAATGCATCGAAGAAATGGAGAAGGAAGCCGAGCAGAGAAAGCTCTTCCACATGTCAGTCGAGGACCAGATGGAAGTAAAGCGCGTTCTGGCTGGGACCGCGTGAGAAGATGGACAAGTACGTTGAAAACAAAAAAATGCTCCTGATGTTACTGGAATAACATCAGGAGCTCGGTCATCCACAGACCTAAATAACCCATATTTAGTATATCTGTGAACGGCCCAAATGTCAAGGTTTTAAGCGGATTTTAGACGCTTTTCGGACTTGATAAAAGGATTAAACTTAGCCTGAAAGAGGGATAGGATATGCACAGATATAAGCAGATTGAGTATGAGATGGGGATGGCCATAGAGGTGATTAAATGCATCCCGCGGGGAAGCAGAAAGGGGGAGCACCGGGAGAAGGCGAAAAAGAAGACACCGGAGGAGATTCAGGAAGCGAACATGAAACAGGCAGCCAGGAAACTGGCCCGGAAAATAAATGCGAACTTCCGCCCAGGGGATTGGCACGTCACCCTGACATACCGGAGAGAGCACAGACCGGACCCGGAGACAGCGCAGGAATATCTGCAGGAGCTTCTGGCGGAATTGCGGAAAATATACAAAAAGTATGGAGACAAGTTAAAGTACATTCAGGTGACGGAATATAAGCGCAAGGCGATCCATCATCACCTGATCCTTAACAACATCAATACAGGTAAGAAAACCACGGCTGATTTTGTAAGGCGGCTCTGGAAGGGGAAAGGGAACCCGAAGTTCGTAGGCCTGTATGACAATGGAGAATACAGCAGACTGGCAGAATATTTCATCAAAGAGACAGAAAAGACATTCCGTGAGGAAGGAAGCCCAGTGAAGCAGCGCTATTCCTGTAGTAGGAACTTAATCACGCCAAAACCCCGTATCCGGATGAAAAAAGCTAAGACCTGGAAACAGGATCCACAACCCCGTCAGGGGTATTACATAGACAAGGACAGCTTATACAACGGTGTGGACAAGCTGGGATATAAGTATCAGAGATATATCATGATCAGACTGGTACCAGACGATGAGGACTGGCTGCAAACAGATGATGAGGACTGGCCGGAAGCTGACGGAAAGGAGCAAAACATTCGATGTATATCGTAACAATGAAAATACTCGCGAGCCCCAGTAAATACTGGGCCGGGATCGAATTTCTGGACAAGGCCGGAGTGCTCCATAAAAAAGTACTGGAAGCGGAGCGTAAGGCAACCCAGAACAGCAATATCCTTTACGCTCTCGAAACAGCGCTCCAAATCCTTCAGCACCCATGTATCTTGAATATCTATACGGAATCCGATTATTTAACATCGGCAATCCGCTGTGGGTGGCTCATGAAATGGCAGCAGAACGGCTGGAAGAATGCAAAAGGAAAGACCATCGGAAATGCGGAACAATGGCGCCGGGTTACGGATCTTCTGGCCGCACACTCCTATAAAATCATAAAAACGAATGGAGAATGAAATGACGCAGGAAGAATTTAATATCAAAAATGCAATTACTCCACGCGAAGTGGAAAAACTGAAGAGATCACTCCGGATCGGGGATATCATTCGGTATGAAGAACTGGAATATGTCCCCGAAGACCGGAGACTACTGGTGCCGAGACGAAAAAAAAGACAGGGTAGTACGTAAGTATTCGTTCCTGGTACAGGTAGAGAATCTGCACAGCCGGCCGGGAGATGGGAAAATAAAAACCATTACATATCCGGAACTGGTCATGGAAAGGAGAAAAAACCATGTTTGAGAAATTTGGAGAATTTGATTCCGCAGAAGAACTGAACCGCGCTGCTGCCGCCCAGCTCAAGGAAGGCGACACCGAAGCAATCCTCACCATTGCCAAAGAAAACGGCATTGATGAAGAGGACGCAAGAGACTATATCGACGGGTGTACCTCAGAATTTGTCACCCCGCTCATGGCCGCGTTTGGAAAATTAGAGGTTGAGTCTGCAACATTGAAGCCATACGGGATCATGGAGGACTGGATGCAGTACATCAGAATCCGTTGCTCCGAGGATCCGGCCATGGCGGCGGCAGCCCGCAGGAAACAGAAAAGCCTAAAGGGCTGTATGGCCGCATTGGTATCCTGGAGCTTTAAAAACGCGAGGCCTGTTGACAAAGGCATTTTAAAAGCGGCCGGAATCTCTTACCGGGTAACGCTTGGGATTCCGGATATGGGACAAGCAAAGAAGATCATCACGGAATACTATTTGGGAGGCGCGAAATGATTGTCTATAAGGGAATGCGGGAAGATATGACCTGTACCCAGGGACGGGGAAAGTTCCAGTACCACTTAGGGGAAACGATCCGGGAGGACCGGGCGAAAACGGCAGTAGCAGGACTCCACTGTACGGAAAACCCGTTCCTGGTTTTAGACTGGTACCCACTGGACGGAAGGAACCGGTATTTCCTCTGTGAAGCAGCCGGAAGCATCGACGAGGACCAGAGTGATAATAAAATCGCATGCACCGAATTGACGATTGTGAAGGAACTGTCCGTAAAAGAGCTTGCCGGACATGGGATGATGTTCATGGTACAGCACCCACAGCGGGACTGGCTCAAGGCAGGTATCCGGATCTCCGTCGCAGAGGATCGCGCAGAGGCAAATTGCGCCGGCGCAATTGCGATTGCCAGGGGAGAACACCCGATAGTGAAGGGGGCAGCAGGCGCCTATTTGGGAATGATCAAAGAAACAGGAGGACTCATCGAGGAAGCCCGGCTGATCGAGGTAAAAGGGGAGATCCAGCCGGACACCTGGTACACCCTGCATGAAAATAGGCCGAAGGAGGTAGAACGATGAAACGGGTACTGGTTATGAAGAAACCGCCGAAGCTGCCGACCGGAGAATGGAGGGAAAAGGATGCGGTGATTACGGCCCATCTGACAGGGGACATCCTGGTCCTGGACTATTTCAAAGCAGACGCTGCGGGTGAACAGCAGTGGAAGGCCAGACACTGCTTCAACACTGAAACGAATGAATACGAGACGTATTTTGTCACAGAAAACATCTGGACAACCTGTAATCTGACGGCCATGTATGATAAAAGCTATTACCGCAGCGCCTACAGTATGAATCGGGAAGTGGAGATGGATCCGGAATCCATGAAGCTGGCCCTGGCCGTGCTGAAAACAGACAGGGAGAACTTATATGCTGTAATTGAGGACCGGGAGCAGGACCGGAATAAAGAGAAACGGGAGCGGGGATACGACCGGAAACGGGAGCGGGTTCACCGCCTGATGGACGCGGTGCCGCATCTTCCCGCCGGCGCCAGGGACTGGATCACAAAGGCAGTCGGAGAGAACCAGCACTACGCATTTTACGATAAGGCAGCAGGGGAGTGGGAGAGAACCTGTTGTAAGGAAGCGGGAGGGGAACTGGTGCGGGCAGACGGAGGAAAGAAGATCCGTCACAATGATGAAGTGATCTGTACGGCCTGCAGCGCTAGATTGACCGCCAAGAAGAGGACAGACAAAATCAAACGGGAAGCTGGGTTCCTGGTCTTGCAGCGGATCGATCCGGAAAAAAGCGTAGCAAGACATATGAAGGCAACCGTCGAATGGGATGGAGAAGGGATCCATACCTATCTGGATGAAGAGATCCGGATCCTGCTCCATCGGGGGCTCACGCCGAAATGCACCATTTATTACTATCAGGAGAGTGGGATCTGGCTGGGGAACCGATGGTATGAGGACGAGACCTGGTGGGATTCCAACCGATCAAATAAGCGGGAGCGGAGCTGCTACCTTTACCCGGATGGGATCGAAGAGGCACTCAAGCAGACCGGATACGAGAAGTGGAGCAGGCTCTTTTCTCAGATGGCAGAAAAAGAGGTACAGGCTGACTATAACCGGCTCATGGCAGCAGGGATTGGGATCCGGGAGACAATTGAATATCTGTTCAAGGGACGTTTTTGGAAGATGCTGGAGGAGACCATAGACCATCTGACGGTATACGGAAGCTACTATGGGAAGCTGAATTTACATGGGGAGAATGAACGCGAAGTATTTCAGCTGGAGGACCGTCAGAAGATCCTCCGCTTACGGGAAATCAACGGAGGAGAAGCTGAGCTGGAGTGGATGCGGTATGCCGAGGAAAAAGAACTCAAAATCAGCCAGGAAACACTGGAGTGGCTGGTAAAGAATAAAGTCGTGCCAAATTCAATCCGGTTCATCGACCAGAAAATGACCCCGCAGCAGATCGCAAACTACGTGAAAAAGCAGAAGGAGACCCAGTACCCGGGCCTGATGCCGAATGGGATCTTAGGCCAGTGGGCGGATTACCTCTCCATGTGCCGGGTACCTGGGAAGAACTTGGATGACGAAATGGTATATCGGCCGAAGGAACTGAAACGCCGCCATGATGAGATGGTCATCTATGCACAGAAAGCCCGGATCCTCGATGACATGGACAGTGATCCGGAACGGAGTCGACAATATGCGGATGACATGTCCAAAAAATTCCCGGGCGCCGAGGAAAATCTAAGAGAAGCAAAACCGAAATACGAATACGAGAGCGAAGAATACCAGATCACAGTACCGGAGCGGCTGGGGGACATCGTGAAGGAAGGAAATGCACTCCACCACTGCGCCGGGTCCAGCGAACGGTACTTTGAACGCCTGATGTCGCGGGAAACATACATCTGCTTCCTCCGCCGGAGAGAGGAGCCGGATATCCCATTCTACACCATTGAGGTCGAACCCAACGGAACCATCCGGCAGCACCGGTCCTATTTGGACGAAGAACCGGGAATAGAAGAGATCCGGGAATTTCTCCGTGAATGGCAGCAGGTGGTCAAGAAACGAATCAAAAAAGAAGATCATGAGCTGCAAAAAATAAGTGCGGAGAAGCGGGAACGTAACATACAGGATTTAATCGCAAAAAACAATACCAGAGTCTTACAGGGGCTCATGGAAGACTTTATGGAGGCAATGTAAGAGCATGGAACTTACGAGAATCAATACATATCAGGAGTTTAAAGAGGCGTTCGGGAACGAGGTACGGAAGCAGTCAGAGGGATTTGTCCGGATCGGTTATCTGCTGAAGCGTGCCAGGGATACAGATATTCTGGCGGACAGCGGATACAAAACAATCGCAGAATTTGCCTGGGCGGAATATCATTTCACGGGAGATGTCGTATCGAAGATGATCGGAATCAATGACCGGTACTCCGTAGATGGATATTCCGACCGCCTGCAGGAGAAGTACCGGGTCTATGGCATGTCCCTATTGGCCGAAATGCTGACCTTGCCGGAGGAAGTGGTCGATCTCCTGCCGGCGGGCACCACAAGGCAGGAGATCCGGCAGATCAAAGCAGAAATTAAGGAAGAGGAAAAGATCACAGACTTAGAAGTGCTGATGGAGGGAGAGAAGCCGGAGCAGAAGATGATGGAAAGTAAACTGGAACGGTTCTTCCACCAATACTACTATGACAACCGGATCCAGTATGAAGGCGTATACGAATCCCTCCGGGAAGGGACGGACAAAATAAACCAGGTATTTGAAACACTGGCGCCCTCCGGCATCGCCACTCTGATTACCCGGATCCAAGGGTTGGGAAAGTATATGCTGTCCATCAAGGGGAAGGAAAGCGAGTTAGAGCTATTGAATATCCGCGATAACTCCAAAGACACCTTTTCGTGGGAGGAGTGCATCGCTGTACTGACAATGCTTTGCCCGGACGGAGGGAAGCCGGAGAAGGCATGGGAAGCGTTGTATGGGGAACCGCTTTCAGAAACAGTGCAGGAGGTTCCAGCACCTGCTCCAAAGCCAGAGCCCAAAAAAGAGCCAGAATCAAAGTTGGAAATTGCGCCGGCGCAAACACATACACCAGCGCCAGATGAACGAGACGAAGGCCACATACATGACAAGGAACCAGATGAACCACAGGAGCCTGAGATTTGCCTCCATGATCCTGATGAAAGATGTGGCGAGAATCGAAAGCCTCCACACGATTGTAAACGTGCCTGTTGCTGGGACTGCCCTGGGAGGGAGGAATGTCCGGATGAATGCTGCATCTCAGAATGCAGACCGCAGGAGGAAGAAGCCGATCAGGAGCCGGAACAACCGGAATTTGCGCCGGCGCAACCGGAACCAGAAGCGGCGGTGCCCAAAGAACCGGAAGTCATTAAACAGATGGACGTGGAAGATTATGAGGAGATGCTTCCTGAGGGCTATATAAAATGCCATGATGGAAGCCAGGTGTCAGAAGAACGGATCCGTACCAGGTACGAGGCCATGGCCGCAGCTAAGAGCATCGTAGAAATGGCCGAAATCTTAAATCAGGCAGATGACAGAGATTGGTACTTGTGGCTGGAAGAACGGGACGAGAGGGATATATCATGGAAAAGAAAAGCATAGTAGAGAACAATCCGGAGGAATGCTACGTCTGCGGAACCACAGGATCGTTAGAACGCCATCATATTTTCGGGGGAAATCCAGGAAGGAAGCTGTCGGAACGTTATGGACTGACCGTGCATCTGTGCTACTTACACCATCGTGATTCGAAAGAAGGAGTACATTTCAACAAGGAGCTGTGCGATCGGCTGCATAAGGAAGGCCAGAAAATCTTTGAGAAGAATCACACAAGAGAAGAATTTATGGAAGTTTTTAAGCGCAATTATATGACGGATGAAGCAGATGAGACAAGGCAGCAGGAGGATAGAGAAAAGACGAAACAATAAAACAATCGAGTAACTTATTTTATCTGTTCTAAGAAGAAATTGATTTGATAATCGAAAATGTGAGCATAAAAATAGCGGTAGAACTGCCGACCAAAGCTCTTTTCTACCGCCTCTGCTTAAGATGATTATATCATATTTGATCCTCTTAAGCAACATACGAAGGAGAAAAGCTTATGAAGGAGAGAATTATCAATGAAATTTTAATGCAGATGGAGCCGCATATCAATACTGAGAATTTGAGGATACTTGAAAGTATCATAATCAAAGCGCTGTACTACGTGGAAATTATGAAGAAGGAAACGGAATTGTCTACGGAGATGGATGACAATGTCTATTTGTTGCACCTCTATGAGACGAATGTGCGTAAAGACGGGTTAAGTGAAAAGACCATAAATGCATACACTTCAGCCATGCGTAATATGCTCTGTGTTACGGACAAAAATATAAGACACATCACATCGATTGATATTAAGTTTTATCTGGACCGATACGAGGCCAAAGGAAACAAACCCAGAACCGTAAATAATGAAAGACGATTTTTATCGGCAGTTTTTACATGGTTCAGGAAACACGGGATTATTGTAACAAATCCGGTAGAAGCCGTACCGATCCGCAAGGAACACAGAAAACCGATTGATTATTTATCAGGAGAGGAAATTGAAAAACTCCGTGTGGCCTGCAAAGATAAGCGGGAACGGGCATTGATGGAATTTTTATTAAGTACCGGTGTGCGTATCGGAGAAGTACCGCTTATACAGAGAGATGATATTGACTGGGAGAAAGGCGAGATATTAATTTACGCTCATAAAACCGATGAGTACAGGACGGTATTTTTGACGGACGTGGCCAGAGTCCATCTCCAAAAATACTTGAAGGAACGCAGAGACGGGAATCCGGCATTGTTTGCCGGGGTAAGAAGGCCATACGATGCGGTGAAGGAAGATGGTTTACGGCTGATCATAAAAAATATAGGAGACAGATCAGGCTTAAAGCGGAGAATTTACCCCCATTTATTCCGGAAAACAATGGCAACCCTGTTACGGATGAAGGGCGGATCCATTGAAGATATCCAGTTAATTTTAGGGCATAAAAATCCTGCCACAACAATTAGCTTCTATTCTGCCGCAAATAAAAATCATCTGAGGCAGATGCATAACCAGTATTTAGGTGTTGGGGCTTAATATAGATTGCCGGGGAATGCGCATCCCTGGTATAGCATAGACCGGTCTATTGTAACCCGTAAACAGTCTTTTGTAATCGCAGGAATAAACGGATAACAATGTGTCACGGCATTGGAGGGGCATTTAGCCCCTCTTCCAAAAAGAAATAACATGCAGCAGGTGTTTTTATGTAGCATTAATCAATAAAACAGTTCTTTAGAGGAGGAACGGTGGAAGAGAATAAGCGTGAATGGGTGAATCATAATGCTTGTAGATTCTGTAAAGGCAGCAGGGGCCATACCTGTTATGGATATGATTGCCGGGAAGCAGCCAGGGCAGCAGGTGAGTATTTTGAGAGCTTAAAAGAACGATTCGAGCCGAGATTTTTACTTGAAAAAGGGTCACTATGCTATGGCTGTCCACAGTACCGCCACTGGACGAAGACAAATGATCCGTATTACTTTGAAGAATGTGACATGGATCAGAATGGAGGCGTATGCGATACAGAGGAGCCATGCTTTGGAGGGAATAGAAATACATACCAGGAAAGGTAGGAAAATGCATGAGCGAACAATTAAAGCAGAAATTGCTTTATTGCTAAGTAATACGATCAGAATTATGTGCTTTGTGGTGTTAGCTATTATTTTTGAACATTGGTGGATAGTATTGTTTTCGGGACTTTTCTTATCATCTCAAAAAAGCTAAGTTAATAAAATTAAGGAAAAAAGGATGGAGAATGAAGATATCATAAAAATGCTTGATTGTATTCTTCGTAACAGTTTTTGTGAAGATGCAAATAGGAGCTATCAATATTGCCAGGATAATAACTGCACAGACTGCCAGGTGGAATTTTGCAAAAAACAACTCGAAGAGGGAAAAAAGTTGGTGTATTGATGCATTTGTGAAGGAAAGGAAATGAGATGTATGGAAATTGATCTAAGCAGATTTAAAGTAATACATGGTGATAAGGTATTGAATGCCATAGCCCTTATGGGTGTGGAAATGTCAGCTATTGATGACTTTGAGAATAGAGACATAATCGTAAAACCAAAGATAATAGATGTGCTGGCAGTCAACGAGGATGGAAATCTGGTATCGATTATGGACGAGGCATGGACATTCCAGTTTCTGCCTATTGTACATAATTAGTATTTGAGGGAAATCCGTTGGGTAATAATGAGGGCACCGGACACGGCAGCATATAGTGAGCATAAGGGATGAGGCTGCTAATTTAAAATTTTAACGATGAAAGGAAGGCTTAGTATGAGCGAATTTAAAAAGTATCACATTGAAGAATCTTTTAGTGTGGGAGTTGCGGCAACGGTTTGGGCAAGATCTGAGGAGGAAGCAATCGAAAGAGTGAAAAAAGATGCTCAGCACGACTTGCTTTCATTATCCACGAGTGATACAGAGGTATTTTCTGCCGAGTTTAAGCAGGTTACTTACATTGATTAGTATTTTATGAAAGAAGGTGCGCTATGAGATTAATTGACGCTGACGCTTTTAAAAAACAGGTAGCGGCCATGACGATAAAAGAAAATTATCCCGTTGAAAAAGCTAATGCAATGATGAAGCTGATTGATATGCAGCCAACGGCGTTAGATATGGATGATATACTGGCACAATTAGAGAAACGTATTAACACACAGTTACAAATCATTGCTGGCCTGAATGACCCAGTGTATGAGTACGGTTTTACTAAAAGCTTAGAAGCATATCAACAGTGCCGATTGATTTTGAAAGATACTATTCAACAAAACTGATATTTGAACGATAACGAAAGGAGGCCGGAGCGGTGGCCACCGTAACGGGATATCCCGGCTCCTTTCAAAAAAATGGGATTTGAAGTTTTTAAAAATTATGAGTGCGATGGACAAATGGAAATGGAAGAGTCAAGGTGGTCGCGTAAAATAGATTTGGAGCATAAGGCAATAGACAGAATCAAAATGGCAAGTAAAATGTCATTGCATCATTATGGACAACCAATAGTGTGTACCTACAGTGGAGGGAAAGATAGTGATGTACTGCTGAAGCTTTTTATACGGTCAGGTGTACCTTTCGAAGTACATAATAGCCATACGACTATCGATGCACCTCAAACAGTATATCATATACGAGATAAGTTTAAAAAACTGGAGGAAATGGGGATATATTGTGAGATAGAAAAGCCTACATATAAAGGTCAATCAATAAATATGTGGTCATTAATACCAATTAAATTAACACCTCCATCGAGGATTAGGAGGTATTGCTGTTCGATTTTAAAAGAGACGGGGTGTGCAAATAGATTCATAGCTACTGGGGTGAGATGGGCGGAAAGTAATGCCAGGAAAGAGAGAGGAGCTTATGAAACCATTGCAAAAAAGAAAGAAGATAAAATTGTAGTATCAGATGATCTTATGCTGATGAATGACAATACAGATAAACGGAAATTGATAGAACAATGTGAACTAAAAGGCAAAATGGTTGTTAATCCGATAATAGATTGGACAGATAGAGAAATATGGGATTTTATACAGTCAGAAAGAATTGACTATAATGAATTGTATGAGTGTGGGTATAAACGAGTAGGGTGTATTGGCTGTCCAATGGCAGAAAAGCAACGCTGGAAGCAGTTTAGAGATTTTCCAACTTATGAGAGAGCGTACATAAGAGCGTTTGATAAATTGATCCAGGTACTAAAATCAAAAGGAAGAACCCCAAAGTGGAGGAGTGGTTATGATTTATTTCTATGGTGGATGCAAGATAGCAATATAGAAGGACAACTCGGAATGGAATTTGAAGGTGCAGATATGCTGGGCCTAAGCGAAAAAGGGACTGATACACCAAACGAGTGGTAAAAAAGTTTGAAGTACATTGAAAACTAAATATTGATAGTTGGCTCCATAAGTATTATGATAACTTTAATACTTATGGGGGTGAAAATATGGAAGGAAAATTTTTTTCATGGATTATTGATGGAGATATTGCAGTGAAAGAAATTGATAAATCTGTGGTAGATCATCATGGAACGGGGATTCCCCATGAAATTAGAGAATACTGGAAAGCAACGAAAATGAAGCCAGGTGACAAGAAGCTTGTAACTTTAATATTGAATGATAATACCTATTTTGCAAGTCTCGAAATGAGAAAAGATCGGACAAGATTGTTCTGGCATTCAGACTTTCGGGATGCAGCATATTTTAGAATTTATGAAGATGAACAGAATAGAGAACTTTTAAAGCCTTATATATTATTCAGACGGCTGGGGAATGACCAGTATAGTGTAGAGGTCCTATCAAATGGTATGGAATTTGAAAAATCTAAATCAATTCCTCAAAATTCGTCATGCTATGTAGAGGGGGGAAGAAAGGTCTATTATACTTCAAAGTACGAACGGAAAGCGAAGTGCAGACAGCAGGCGATTGACATACATGGCTGTAAGTGTTCGGTTTGTGGATTTGATTTTAAAGCCGTGTATGGTGATTTGGGTGAAGGATATACAGAGATTCATCATAAAAAGCCTCTGCATAGTTTGGAAGAAGAGGTCGAAGTAAACCCGGAAACGGATCTGGTGCCGGTGTGCTCTAATTGTCATCGTATGCTACATAGGCGGCATGACAGGATTATGACCATTGAAGAATTGAAAAAAATAATAAATACTCAGAGGCTACCAACTATCAATATTTAGTTGGTAGCTTTTATTTTGTGCTTAATTAGGTAAACGATCATTTAGAGGAGGACGAAAAATGAATAGGTTTACAATTCCAGATGAGCCGATTGAAGGCGGAACGAGGAGAAGGGTAATAGACGCCAGAGCTGTAAGACAGGAGGCTATGACTATATACTGGTTGCTTAAGGAGTATGAAGATACTGGTTTAGCGCCGGAGGAAATAAAAGAATTGCTTAACAGTTATCATGCTGTATGTAAAGCACATGGTGTTAATGTATCGGAACCATATAGCGAAAGGAGATAGAAATGATTCGACCATCTGAAGTGAGTTCATATTGTCCGATTTGTGGAGAGGAAATAGTATTAAAAGCAAACATTTTCAATGAAATATTCCTCCATCCGCTATATCTCATTAAAAAGGATAGGCATGTAAGAAAAGAACACCATAGAGGATATTTAAAAACAAAAGGATTACTGATTTGTGTATTTCAAGTTTTCCATTTTGGGCGATCCATGAGCTTTGCGAGTAAATCGTAATAAAGAAAATCTTACGGAGCAATACACAGAGAAAGGAGCGGCCGGCATGGCAAGACCGAGAAAAGCAGAAGGAGAGAAATACATACGACAGGATATAAGCATAGAGCCGGGACAGTTTAGGCGGCTTATGGCCTATTGCCAGCGTGAGGACCGCTCCATATCCTGGGTGATCCGCAAGGCACTGGAAATGTTTTTAATGTGTAACGATACATAACAATACACAACTAAATCGAAATTTAGAGGAGGAAGACATGGACGAGTTAGATATGCTAAGAAGTGAGAATGAGGCATTGCGGATGCGTCTGGCCGAGATACGTGAGCGTGTGAATGGTATGGAGCTTCCACACGAATATCATATACTGTATACGCGCGGCTGGCATGACGCAGTAGAAGAGGTCAGGAGGTATGTGGAGTGAGACGTGATAATATACCGCCAGGGTACATAAGCCGAAAGGAGATACAGGCTGCGCAGCGATATTACAGGATCGGCCGCACGGTAATGGTACATACCTTTAAGGCCCAGGGGATAGGCTCCTTGGGGCATACTGGAGAGATGCACCGCGGGAAGATCGTGGATCATTATAAGCACTTTGCATTGGTGCGGCTGCCGGGCGGCGTGTTGGATAGTGTGCTATGGCCTGATCTGGTGTTACAGATGCGGCAGCGGAAGAGAAATAATCCGGGGAGCGATCCCCGGAAATAAAAAACTTGAGAAGAGAACATATGATCGAAACAAAGAAAAAGCGGTGGATATCCGGGAAGATATGCGCCACCGCTTAGCTATTGCCTGAGTATATTATAACCGACTCAGGCAGGTAAATGCAATGGAAAATCATACCATGAGGAGGATTATAATATGCAGACTGTTGTTTGCAGGAAGCGTGTTAGGTGTTATAACAATTTGCCTGTGTATGGCTGGGAGAGATGAAGACTCTGAAAGTGAGATCATGGTTATGGATCAGGCAAGAGAAATTAAATTTACGGTTGGAAAATGAATATCTACACATGTGGCAGGCAGAGGTACGGGAGAGCATAGACCAGATGAAGCCGCCGGAAGGATTTCCACCGGTGTATTGTCATGCATATAATGACACAGTGGAAGCGGTAAAAAAAATAGTAAACTGAGGCAGCAGGAGGGATTGTATTGCCAAATGTAAGACCATTAAACAGAACAAAGTATAATATAACAAAGCACAGGTTTTCAGAACTATATAATTTTTGTTTGCAGTATAAGGAGTGGAAGGACGAACTGAAATATAAAACAGATACAGTTAAGTCAATTGAAATTAGCGAATTGCCAAAGGGAGAAGGAGAGGCTGGTAACCCTACTCAAGAACTTGCTTTGAGGAGAATGGAGTTAGAAAAGAAGTGTAAGCTGGTTGAGGAGACCGCCATGGCAGCAGGTGGAGTAGAGTTATATCCATATATCATGAAAGCTGTAACAGAGGAGGGAATAACATATAGATATTTGTCGATGATCATGAATATCTCTTGCAGTAAGAATACTTACTATGAAAGAAGAAAAAAGTTTTACTGGCTAATGGATAAGAAAAAAGAATAAATTTGGGACTCACAGGACAAGTCAATATGTTATAATCATAGCATGAGATTATGGCTTCCGGGGACGGGAGCCTTTTTCATTTTCATAATTCACCTACTGCATGAAACTCAGGGCAGCAGGCATCTAGAGTTTGGATTAAAGCCATTATAGAAATGAGAGGCGGTGAATGCACTGGACATTGATCACACAACAAAAGCTGGCCGGGCATTGTTTTATGGCTCCCAGGAGTGGAGAGAGAAGCGCGCGGAGATATTAGCGAGAGACAACTATGAATGCCAGTGGTGTAAGGAGGCCGGGCGCGTCACGGTATCGGACGAGTCAGTGCTGGAGGTTGATCACATTCAGGAACTTGCCGAACATCCGGAGCTGGCCCTTGATGATGACAATCTAAGGACGCTATGTAAGGACTGCCATAACAAGCGTCATGGCCGCATGAACTACAGGCATCTGAATAAAAGAACAAACAAGTGGCAGGATGAGCGCTGGGAGTAAGGAAGGAGGATATCAGATGTTCGAACTGAGGCGGAGGCAGGAAGCAGGAGGCCCCCGGGGTTAAAGGGACAGGTGAAAAAGGGAGAGGCGGGAACCGGTGGAGGGGGTCGATTTTTCAAATGTGGCATACTTTTTACCCCCTCCCCCCCATCCCGGATACCGATACGTCAGGAAGGAGGGATAATTCTGGACGGTAAGGATATTGGATCACGAATGAAAGAGAAAAGAACAGCCATGGCGCTGACACAGCAGGAGTTTTCCAGGCGGTGCGGGATCTCGTCCAGTTATTATTCCAGCATCGAAAACGGAAGGAACTCCCCCAGCCTGGAGTTATTGACCACCATTGCAAAACAGTTAGGCGTATCGTTAGTCTACCTGTTGGATGACAAGGTAGAGGAAACCGAGAAGCGCGTATCAAAAGAGATTGAGAGGCTGAATGGGCTGTTTAAAGATTTGCCAAGGGCACAGATACAGCTGGCAGAAGGATTAATCATACAGGCGGCGCGCCTTCGAATTCTTTTGGATGACAACTGGAAGGATATTCTTGAAAACGGGGAATACGAAAAATTTTCCCAAAGTGAAAACCAGATTCCCTACGACCGCAAGCGTCCCATCGTGGAGAACTATGATAACCGGGATAAGACGTATCAGTCAATTATTCATCAGTTAAACGGAATGCTTCCAGGAGGCAGCGTACGGGATAAGAAGTCCAGACTGTTGGGGCGGTGAGTATGCTAAAAAATAAATATGCAGATACCTACATAGACAGATGGAAAAAGGGAGAAATCCTTTTAAACAAAAAAAGAATCCAGCTCATCGAACGGATTGAAACGGATATCCTTCCATATGATGACCGGTATTACTATGACGAAGAAAAAATCGAAGACTATATTACCTTTAGTGAAACCTGGTATTTTGAATTGGATGAATGGGAAAAGTTTATTGCCCCATTCATTTTTTTGTTTCACATAGAAAGTGATGAACCGGTCTTTGATGAGTTTGTAATCAACATGGGCCGCGGCGGGGGAAAGAACGGTTTTATCTCCACCCTGGCCAATTATTTTATCAGTCCCCTGCATGGCATTGATTACTATGACGTGTCCGTAGTTGCTAACTCCGAGAAGCAGGCCAAGCGAAGTTTTCAGGAATGCTACCGGGTGATCCAGAAAAAAGGAAATGAGGATCTGAGGGAAGAATTCGAGGCATACAAAAGCAGCATCACGGGACTGGAAACTCAATCTGTTTTTGAATATAAAACAAGCAATGCCAGTTCCCAGGATGGTGGCAGGGAAGGGGCCGTCATTTATGATGAGTACCATGAGATGGAGAATACAGAGATTGTGGATGTGTTTTCCGGAGGCCTTGGCAAGGTGGACTGCGGACGGCAGTTTTTTATCGGCACCAAGGGGTTTGTCCGTGAGGGATATTTTGATATCAAGTACCGGGAGTGTGAGGACGTTCTAAACGGCGCCGTTGATTTTGCGGGGAGCGGAATCTTCCCCTACATCTGCGAACTGGACGAAATCGGACAGATGGATGATCCGGACCTTTGGGCTCTTGCCAACCCTGCTTTACAAAAACCGTTGAACAAGCGGGGAGAACGGCTGTTTACCAAGGTCATGAAGCAGTATAAGAAGCTGGCGACGGAGCCGTCCGGTCGGTCGGCGTTTGTGACAAAACGAATGAACTTTCTGGAGGAAAGCATGGAAAACTCCGTTGCTTCCTGGGAGGAAATTAAGGCCACGGACCGGCCGTTTTTTGAACTGGATACGGTCCCGGTCGGAGCCTTTGACTATGGCAGCGTCCGGGACTTTGCGGCCTGCGGCCTGCTGTTTAAGAAAGGAGACGAGTATGCATTTAAAACATTTTCCTTTGCAGTCAAGTATTTTTGTGATGTTCACTACGGATATTCTATCACCGGGCAATCTGCCGGTACAGAGAAAAAGGCCCCCATAAAAGAGTGGGAACGGAAAGGGCTTATGAAGGTAGTAGACGAGCCCTCCCTTAACCCGCAGCACATCGTGGACTGGTTTGTGGAGATGCGGGAGAAATACGGGGTGCGTAAGATTATCGCAGATAACTACAAGCTTGATATCTTACGGCCGATGCTGGAAGCGGAGGGCTTTGAGGTAGAGTGCATCAAGCGGCCACGAAGTATCCACCCGTTAATGGCCTCCCGGGTGGAGGACGGGTTTGCAAATAAGAAGTTTATCTTCGGGGATAACCCGCTGATGCGCTGGTACACCAACAATATCTATGTCAAGGAGACTCCGGACGGAAAGCAGTTTTTAAAGAAAGAGGAAGTCAAACGAAAAACGGACGGCTTCCAGGCCTTTGTTTATGCCCTGTACCGGGCCGGTGAATTAGATGATCAGGTACAAATAGACGACATTCTGGACATGATGGATGAGATTCATTTTTAATGAAGAAAAGGGGGTGATGAGAAAAATGGGAATCATTGCAGACTGGTGGCATTCCATACGTGGGAGTAGCCCGGATGACTGGCTGGAGGAACTGGAGCTGATTGAGACTGAATCGAAACGGCTGTACCTAAAGAAGATTGCCATCGATACGGTTTTAAATTTTGTTGCCAGAATTATGTCCACAGCCACCTTCCGGCTGACGGGACCCGATTCCAATAACCGCGAATGGGATTATATTTTAAATGTCAGACCGAACCTGGACATGTCTGCGGCATTTTTCTGGCAGCAGGTTTTTTACCGGCTGCTGTTTGACAATGAGGTATTGGTGATCTTTACCGAGGACAATCAGCTGCTGATTGCAGACGGATTTGTGCGGCGGGAATATGCCCTATATGAAGATGTCTTTGAAGGCGTCCGGGTAAAGGATTACTGTTTCCAAAAATCGTTTCGCATGTCGGATGTCATTTATCTGGAATACAACAACTGCGGCCTGGAGGAAATGACAAAAGGACTGTTCAAAGATTACAACGAGCTGTTCGGGCGGATGATGGAAGTCGCCATGCGAAACAATCAGATCCGTGCTTCGGTTACCGTGGATGTAACGGGTACCACGAATGAGAAAGGGGACGCCGAAGGAAAGACAAGAAGCCAGAGACTACAGGGCTTTATTGATAAGATTTATGAATCCTTCCGGACAAATTCCGTCGCCATTGTACCGAAGATGAAGGGCTTTGAGTACGAGGAATATACGAACAAGACCCAGGTATCCAACCAGTCCGTGGAAGAATTAACGAACCTGAAAAAGTCGTTGATTGATGATGTATCACGCATCATCGGCGCCCCCAGCGCTCTGATACACGGGGAGCTGTCGGAGCTGGAGCACAACATAAAGGCCTTGCGCCGCATCTGCATGGAACCGCTGGTCAAGAAGCTGGAAGACGAATTAAACGCAAAGCTGTTTCAGAAAACACAGGTTGTTTCCGGCAACCGGCTGGAGGTATGGGGCGTGTTGCCCTACGATCTGGCGGAAATGGCCGCCCAGATCGACAAGCTGGTTTCCAGCGGCGCTTTTTATGTTGATGAAATCAGAAACGAACTGGAATACGACGAACTTCCAAATGGGGAAGGAAAGAAAATCATACGCACGAAAAATTATGAGGAAACCGAGGGAGGTGAGAAGAAATGAACCGAGAAAAAATACCGTTCCAGTTTTTAAACGAGGCAAAGGACGGAAAGAGAATCGTTACCTTAAGCGGTGTGATCCGGAAACGCTATTGGGAGGACGATGACTGCATTGATGCAAAGCTGTTAAGGAACACCCTGGACGGAGTTGAGGACGATGTGACGATCCGACTCAATTCGCCGGGCGGGGATGTGTTTGAGGGAGTGGAGATGTACAACTATCTAAAAGACCATAAAAGTCACATCACCGTGGAGGTGACGGGGCAGGCGGCCAGTGCAGCGAGTTTAATTCTGGCCGGCGCGGATACCGCAATCATGGACATGGGTTCGGTTGTTATGATCCATGAGGCGTCCTGTTTCTGCTGGGGAAATAAAAATGACATGAAAAAGAGTCTGGAAGCGCTAGAAGCTATAGACCAGTCCATTCTTGATATCTATACCAACCGAACCGGGCAGAGCGCCGAGCAGATCACCCAATGGATGGCAGAGGAAAAGAATTTTACCGCAGATGAAGCGGTAACCTATGGTTTTGCCGATGAAGTCAAAGGAAAGGCGGAGTCAAAACCGGGTGTTTCTGGTACCGATCTTGCCGGCATCATTAAGCAGGCAGTAGCGCAGGAGATGGCGCAGTATCAGGCTCAGTTTAAAAAGCCGGAAGCACCGGGAGCAAAACAAAAATCACTGTTAAATAAATTGAGAAAAGGAGATTGAAAAAATGGCATTAACCATCACCAACAAAACGAGAGATGCGCGGGAGGACTTTAAGAGGATTTCCGCCGCCGAGAATGCAACACCGGAACAGGTAAACGCGGCTTTGGAAGCCTATGTGACCGCCATTGCAGAAGATGCAGGAAATCAGGTCCGGGGTGAGTATGAGGAATTAAAAAACGTTCATGACAACAGTATTCTCCAGGCCAGGGGAATTCCAGTCCTGACCGCAGAGGAAACTAAGTTTTACAATGAAGTCATCAAGAAAAGCGGTTTTGATGAGGACTTAGTATGGCCGGAAACGATCCTGGAGCGCGTCTTTGACGATATTCAGAAGGATCACCCGATCCTGCGGCTGGTGAAGTTCTCCCCGACGGTCGGACGCGTCAAGGTGATTAAATCAAGGCGTAAGGGGGTAGCGGTCTTTGGCCCGTTACATAAAGACATTGAGGGGCAGCTTGATGCTGAGTTTGGAGCAATGGAGTATACACAGCTTGCCCTGACTGCATTCTTCTTGATTTCCAAGGACACGTTGGAACTGGGGCCGCGGTGGATTAACCGTTATGTTCTGCTTTGCCTGCGCGAGGCAGTACGGGATATCTGGGCGACGAAAATTATTGCGGGAACCGGAAACGATGAACCGATTGGCTTACTGAAGGATTTAGACGGTGCAGTGACAAACGGATCGTACCCAGATAAGGCTGCTGCTGGGACCCTGACCTTTGCGGACTCCAAGACGATGATCACCGAACTGGCGGGAGTTATGAAAAAGCTGTCTGTTTATACAAGAAAAATCAGCAAGACCGACGCCGGCACCGAGGAACATCGGGTCGTAGACGGAAAGATTTACCTGATTGTAAACCCCAGCGACTACTACGACATTGTCCCGCGTGCCACGGTGCAGACGCAGGCCGGAACCTTTGTCACCAATCTGCCGTTTATCCCGGCGGACCACATCATTCAGTCCATTGATGTACCGGCTAAAAAGCTGATTGCCTATGTGGATGGGGAGTATGACGCCACCCAGTCCCAGGCCGAAAAGGTCTATGAATATACGGAAACCTTTGCTATGAAACGCGCCGTGCTGTACGCTGTGGATATGCTGGGGAATGGTCAGCCGGCTAACAATGACGCAGCAGCCATCTATACACTTGCGATTCCGGGCGCTGCGCCGGAATCCAGTGCTGCAAGCGCGAAGAAAGCATAAATCCTAAACGTGTTTAGTAGAAGCGTAACGGGGCGGAGGTGAACCATGGATCAAATTCTGGTAGAATTTAAACAGAGAATGAAGATCTATCACGCAAGCGAAGATGAAACCTTAAGGGATATCCTGAAGACTTCTTATGAAGATATCAGGCACCTGATAGGGGACTTTGATATCAGACAGTATCAGGCAGGAAAGGAATTGGTGTTTGAGCGGAGCCGGTATGTATATAACGACTCCCTGGAATATTTCTATGCCAATTTTCAGCAGCGGATTCTGGATCTGTCCCTGGAATTGATGGGAGGCGGCAATTATGCATCCAAACTATAAAAAACCAAAAACCGACACAGGAGACTTAAGGACGCCTGTGTCTTTTTATATCATGGTGCCGGGGAGTGGTCCAGAGCCGGGAGAAAGTAAAAAACAGGTACTTCATAAGTGTATGTGCGAAGCCTACAACCCGTCCATGAAGGATTTATCGATTCTGGACACTACGGGGACGAAGGAAGCGGTCACGATCCGAATCCGGGACACCGACGGCGAGTACCTACCGACCAACAAACACTCCGCAGAGCTTTTAGACTACCGCTATTCCGGCAAGGTGTTTTCCGTGCTGGATGTGCGGCCGGACCTGACTGAAAACCGATTTATAACCATCCTACTGGGGGTGACATCATGAGTGTGGAGATAAGAGGGCTTGAAGACTTGCAGAAAGCTATTGCAAACGCCTATTCCGGAGCCCAGGCAAAAAGGATTCGAAAGCAGGCGTTGAACGCCGGCGGCGATGTGGTAGTCGAGCAGATGAAAAAGAATTTTGAATCCTTTCAAGGCGCCGGGTATTCCAAAGAAGAGATTATGCGAACGGACGCCAGAACAAAGAACGATGTTGAGGAATTAAAAATCGGCTGGAACGGAGAACATGACCGCTGGAGAATCGTTCATCTGAATGAATTTGGCTATACCAAAAAGGGGAAACAGTACACACCAAGAGGGTTTGGCGTGATTGCAAAAACCGTAGAGCAGTCAAAAGAAGAATATTTACATACAGTTGCCGATGAAATGAGGAGAAGTCTATGAAAGATATGTTGAATACTATTTACGGTGCAATGATGGGAAATGAGGTAATAATCGGAAACTGTGCCGACCGGATTAAGTATTATCTGTATCCAGAGACAGGAGACACCGGACTTCCTTTTATCACGATCCGGCCCATGCAGCCACCGCAGGATGCTGTCTATGGATCGGATAAAGCACTGGCGTGTGAATTCCTTTACCAGATTGATGTACAGTCGCAGGACCGAAAAAAATGCAAGGAAATCCAGCAGGCTGTGAAGTCCGTCATGCAGGACCTGGGATTTTCCCAACAGCCCGGCGGTCTGGATGAATATTTTGAAGAAACCAAAAGATATGTGGATGCAAGGCGATACCTTGCCACCACAAAACCATATGACACAGACTATTAAAGGAGGTCAGTTATGTTAATCGGATTTAAAAGATTAAAAGTACAGGTATTTGATGAGGAGGGTGCACCGTCCGGCGAACCGATTGTGATCGAAGGAAAGCAGGACAAAGGTGCGACGCAGGAGGCAACAATCAGCGGCTTATCAGCGGAGCCTACCAAAATTTACGGATCAAATGTGGCGTACTATGTATCACAGAGAGGGACTGGAGAAGTGAAAGTAGCCTTTACCCTGTTCGATGTACCAGACGATGCCGAGGGGAAAATGCTGGGCTATACCGTCGATGAGGCATTAAAGGCACAGTTTATCGGAGAGAGTACGGAACCGCCCTACTGTGCAATTCTGCTGGAGTCGGAGGACGCAAAGGGAAACACGGCAGCATTCGGTTTCTTTAAGGGAAAATTCAGCGCTGGAGATGTTGCGTTAAAGACCAAAGAGGGAGGAGGCTATACGCCAAACAGCCAGTCCTACACCTTCTCCCCCGTGACCAGTGACTGGGCGGATAAAAGCAAGGGCAGCACGATGGTCAAATTTTTAGGAAGCGAGTCGGAACGGGCGGCCATTGAGGCCCTGGTATTCCATAAACCAACAGGAGGTGGAGTGAATGTCGCGAGCGTATCTAAGGCTTGAAAACGAGGACGGAAGTTTCCGGGAGTATAAAAAGGATCGAATCAAAGCGCGCTGGGTCAAAGAGGGCATGAAGCACTCGAAAAAAATTGCGGACCTGGAACGGAAAAATGATATGGTGGGCCTGCTGGAGGAACGACTTCGGTTTACCTGTGACTTTTTCGGCGATAAGGATTTGACGCCGGATTCCATTTTGGACGGGCTTGACAGTGAGGAACTGACCCCTACGCTGGATAAGATATTTTCCGCTGTAATGGGGAAAAGCGAGGAAGATGATCACGCCGTGGGAAAGCAGTAACGCCTGATGAGGCGCTGGACGGCTATTTTAAGCTGTGCAAGGGCCTTGTCAAGGCGGGATGGACTCTAAACGACGTGGAAGACGCGGATTTTGAAACACTGATGGAAGTGGTTATGGACGGGAAGCGCCAGAAGAAGATTGATTTGATGGATTATATGAGACAGGAAAAGGGACAGGCTTAGGCTTGTTCCTTTTTTGTTGGAAAGGAGAACGAATGAGTGCGCAGCCTTTAGGGCAGATGATCATCGAACTTGGATTAGACAGCAGCAATTATTCCCGTGGCATGAAGGGGATCAGCCAGCAGGTAAAAACCTCCATGACGGAAATGAAAGCTCAGTTAAATGTCATGGGGAAAAGCGGAAAGGAACTGGACCAGCTGAAGGTCAAGCAGACGGGTTTAACCAGTGTAATTGCCGCCCAGAATCAAAAGGTTGCGCTGGCGAAAGAAAAATACGAACAATGCAAGGCCGCCGTGGAGGGAAATGCCGAAGCCACACAGAAACAGCGGGATGCATTGATAAAAGCCCAGAATGAATATGTCAAGGCCATTGGTGAACTGGGAACTTATGAAAATCAGCTGCAACAGGTGAGCATCAGGCTTGCCACATTGGAATCGGATCTATATCAGGCAGGGGAAGCCGTAGAGAAGTTCGGGCGGAATATGACCAGAGCAGGGGACATTGCGGCGAAGACCGGGGCTGCGCTGACAGCCGGTGTTACCACGCCGATACTGGCACTTGGAACCTATGCAGTAAAAACAACGGCGGAGTTTGACGCCGCAATGAGCCAGGTATCCGCCGTTTCCGGTGCGACGGGGACGGACTTTGACCGGCTGCGGGAGAAAGCCCGGGAGATGGGCGAGAAAACAAAGTTTTCCGCAAAGGAAGCCGCGGAGGCCATGAATTACATGGCAATGGCGGGCTGGAAGACCAATGACATGCTTGACGGCATTGAAGGAATCATGAGTCTTGCTGCCGCCAGTGGTGAGAGTCTGGCAACGACTTCGGATATTGTGACGGACGCTTTGACTGGATTTGGCAAGAGTGCGGCGGATTCCGGGAGGCTGGCGGATATCATGGCGGCGGCCTCAAGCAATGCAAACACCAATGTCGCCTTAATGGGTGAGACCTTCAAGTACTGCACGCCAATTGCCGGAGCACTGGGATTTACCATGGAGGATACCGCGGAAGCAATCGGGCTGATGGCAAACAGCGGCATCAAGGGGTCCATGGCAGGAACCGCCATGAGAAGCATGATGAACAATCTGGCTAGTGAGGTTAAGTTTGCCGGTGCGGCCTTCGGGGAGATGACCATCCAAACCCAGAATCAGGACGGATCCATGCGGGGGCTTAATGACATCTTATCGAAATGCCGCAGCGCCTTTTCCCAGATGACAGCAGCGGAGCAGGTCGCCAATGCGGAGGCATTAGTAGGGAAAAACGCTATGTCCGGTTTTCTGGCCGTCATGAATGCAGCGCCTGGAGACGTGGAGAAATTAAATGCAGCCATTGCGAACAGCGAGGGGGCAGCGGCGGCAATGGCGGAAACCATGCAGGATAATCTTGCAGGGCAGCTGACCATTTTAAAGAGTCAGACGGATGAGCTTGCGATCTCCTTTGGCAGTATCTTAATGCCGAAGATCCGGGAACTGGTGTCGGGAGTACAGGGTGCTGTTGACCAGTTTAATCAGATGGATGACGGCACCAAGAATATGATTGTCAATTCCGCCCTTCTGGCGGCCACGATTGGCCCGTCGGTGCTGATCATTGGGAAACTGACAAGCGGCATTGGAAAACTGACCACGGGGATCGGCGCAGGCATGGAACGGTTTGCCGCGTTTGACGCGAAGCTGAAAGTGACAACCGGATTAACAGTCGCCCAGACCGCGGCGTCCAAAGCTCATGCAGCCGCTGAGGGTACGAAAAATCTGGTGATTGCTGCCGGAAACGGAACCCTTGCGGCGCAGGCAGCCGCGTTAAATGCCTCTGTTGCTGCCAAAATAAAAACGACGGCTGCGACGGTGGCGCATACGATTGCTGAAAAAGCGAGAACATCGGTACTTGGTCTATCGACAGCAGGGCTTTCCGCGCAAACGGCAGCCACAACGATGCAGACCATAGCGACAGGAGCCTTATCCGTAGCCACAGGAGTGCTGAAAACCGCCATAACGCTTCTGCTTGGTCCGATTGGCTGGATCATTGCAGGGCTCGGCTTGTTGGTTGCTGGCGTGATTGCAGCGGTGAAGTGGTTTACCAGGGAGAGCGAAGCGGCGAAGGAAACCAAAAAAGAAGTGGAGGCGCTGGCGGAAACCAACGACACCTTAGCGGACTCTCTGAAAAACAGCCAACAAGGTTATGAGGAAAATGAACAGTCAATTAAGGAGAATGCGGGGGCAGCGAAGAAACTGGCTGATAAGGTCAAGGAGCTGTCCAATGTGGAAAATAAATCTGCCGCCCAGAAGAAAGAGCTGCAAACTTATGTAGAAATGCTAAACGATTCCACGGAAGGGCTGAATCTGCAATACGACGAACAGGCCGATGCGCTGAACATGACCACAGATGCGATCTATTCTCAGATCTCAGCTATGGAAGAGCAGGCAAAGGCCCAGGCGGCAAAGGAGCGGTTGACGGAGATCCTCAAGGAACAGATGAGTGTCAACGAGCAGCTTGCGCAGGTACAGAACAAGATTGCAGAGACAACCGAAAATACCGGTTTAAAAGAGCGGGAGCGCAGGGACATCATCAAGGATTTAACGGACCAGGAAGACTCCTTAAACGAACAGCTTACGTCCCTGGGGGACTCTTACAACTTTGTAACGGATATCATCGTGACATCTGCATCTGCGGAAGCAGAGGCGGTTACGGAGAGTACACAGACGATCCTGGAAGCTTACGGTTCTGTGGGGAACGCTTATGAGGATCTGGGAGAAAAGCAGCAACAGGCCATTGACGGGATCCTGGGCGCATTTGAGACCATGAGCGGAAGTCTGAGCGATTTAACCGAGAAAATCAAATTAGACAGTAAAACCACCTGGGACGAAATACAGAAAAATCAGCAGGATACGATTGAGAAGACGCAGGAGTTTTCCACCCTGTATGCTCAGCTGATCAAAGAGGGCGTCAGTGACAGCTATCTAAATGCGATCGGGGTAACCGGACCGGAATCGATCCCCCTGTTAAAGGAGATGATCGCACAGGGCACCAGTACGATCCTGGACTCTCAGGACGAATGGCAGAAAGCATACGGCGTGATCGGGGATACCCTTACAGATTCACTGCAACTGGATGACACGGTAAGCAGTTCCTTAAAGGATTACGTGCTGGGGAAATCGGGCATCTATGAAACCTTGCAGGGAGCTATCGCCTCCGCGGATTTAAATGCACTTGGAAAAAGCCTTACCGATGGCATACGCAAAGGAATTGTTGATAATACCGATGAGGTCTCTCAGTCGACAACGGACATGGCCGAGTCTGCTACGGGCGCGGCCGCCGATGCATGGGGAATCCATTCCCCGTCAAAAGTATTCACCGAAATGGGGCAGTTCCTGATGCAGGGACTTGTCAACGGATTAACCGCCGGCGAGGGCGCTGTCTATGCGAAGGCCGCCCAGATCGCAGACAAGGTGACAAAGACGGTCAAGGATGCGCTGGAAATCCACTCACCGTCAAGGGTGATGCGGGATGAAGTAGGGAAAAATATTGCTCTTGGTATTGCGGAGGGGATTACCCAAAACAAGGATTATGCCAAGAAAAGCGCCGAGGAAATAGCGGACGCGATCGTTGAAGCCGCCAGGAAGAAGTTAGATAATACAAAGGTTTATCAGACCCTGACCCTTGCGGATGAAGCCGCTTATTGGGACCGTGTGAGAAAGCTGGTCAAGGAAGGAACACAGGCCCGCATCGATGCGGATAAGCAGTATTTTCAGGCGAAACAGTCCCTTGACAATAAGATGCTTGATGCGGAAAAAACTTACACTTCTAAAACGAAAAAGCTCTATGAAGACTTAAATAAGGATATCCAGTCGCTTGAGGACTCCTATACGGAGAAGCTTGCATCAAAGGCAAAAAGCATTGCATCCTCTATGAGCCTGTTTGATCAGTTTTCTGTCAAAACGGACTTAACAACAAAGGACCTGCTTCAGAATCTGCAAAGTCAGGTTACCGGATTGCAGGACTGGGCGGACAACCTAAAGGCACTGGAGAGGCGCGGCGTATCGAAGGGACTGATGGAGGAGCTTCGGGGCATGGGAACCAGCGCTGCGGGAGAAATCGCTCTGTTAAATCAGATGACCGACGAGGAGCTGGACGAATACGTGTCTATGTGGAAACAGAAGCAGCGCCTTGCCAAAAAGGAGGCAAAGAAAGAGCTTGCCCCTATGCTGGAGGAAACGCAGGCACAGATTTCCCAGATGCGTATGGCGGCCTCTGAGGAACTGGAAGGATATAAGAACGACTTCTTACAGGCCATGAACGAAATCGGCGTGGAAATACAAAAGCCCCTTGACCAGGTGAAGGATTCCATGGTCCAGGTGATTTCCCAGGCTGTGAAAACCGTGGCCGGCACCGTGTCCACGGAAGCGGACAGTCAGGCAAACGTCAGCCAGTTCTCGCAGATTGCAGTAAGTCTTAAACAGACCCTGTCAAACCTTCCGACCGATTTTGTGGAAATTGGACAGAACACCATAGGAGGATTGATCCAGGGACTGCAAAATAAAAGCGGTGAGCTGTATCAGACCATGAGTGAGATTATAAAAAGCGCGGTGCAGGCGGCGAAAGATGCAGCACAGATTCATTCTCCCTCCAGGGTGATGCGGTCGCTTGGCGGCTATATGCTCCAGGGGTTCGGCTTAGGCATGGAGGACAATCAAGCATATGTGGAGAGGATCGCCGGGAGATCGGCTGATCTTGTCACTAAATCCTTCCAGGGCAGCCTTGGAACGCTTTCCGTTACAGCGACCGGATTGTCGAACCGCATGGGGGTTCTGGCAGCCATAGAAGCCGCGCTTGCTGTGCTGACAGGGCAAAGGACAGAAACGATCGGGCAGAGCCAGCCGTCGGAAAGCAAGGCTTTGCTGGAACAATTAGTCGCCTCTAATGAGCGTATGACGAAGCTGTTGCAGACGATTGCGGACAAGAATCCTGTTCTTGATAAAGAGGCGATCACCGGCGTCCTTAATTCTGGCTTAGGACAAAAACAAGGTGCGAAAGTGAGGATTGCATAATGTACCCATCAGTTACAATCAACGGAATTGACATGTTTCAAACCTACCATGCGCCGTTAAGAGAACTGCACAGCGTGCAGCCCCCGGAGGTAAAAAGCTTTTTCCAGGAGGTTCCGGGGGGAGACGGGTCCATCGACTTAAGCGAGACAAACTCTGGGCGGCCTACCTACAAGCGGCGGGAGATTACCATGAAATTCCAGTGTGAGATGCCAATGAACCAGTGGTCAGCCACGGTGTCAAACATTTTGAGAGAATTCCATGGAAAAGAAGGAAAGGTCATCTTCGAGGACGACCCGGATTATTACTATATCGGAAGAATGGCAGTGTCGGATTATGAAAGAGTGGTAAGGGCCGGAACATTTACCATTACAGTAAACGCAGAGCCATACAAGTACGAATTGGTATCTTCCTTAGAACCGTGGCTGTGGGATCCTTTCAATTTTAGAACCGGGCTTATCCGGTCCTATGGGGATTTGCAGGTGGAGGGAACCAGGGAATTGGTGATCCCCGGAACGGAGCGGTGGATTATCCCGGTAATGGAAGTGGCCGGAAGCTTAAGCCTTACGTTTGAGGGGGTTACCTACCCGCTGAAGGCAGGGAGAAATAAACTCTATGATGTGGTAATTAAAGATGGAGATAACCTCCTTATTTTTACTGGAAACGGAACAGTATCCGTCGATTACCGGGGAGGTATTTTATAAATGTATAAAATCTATTTGAGAAATCAGGGAGAAGACTACCCGCTGTATGAACCACTTGACGACGAACTGCGGGTATTTTCTCCGGTCCTGACACAGGAAATGGGGCGGTCCGGCCAGCTGGAGTTTTACATGATGGCCAATCATCCCAATGCGGATAAGCTGGGCCTTTTAAAAACGGAAATCTTTGTTTATGACGATGGAAGGGAAATTTACCGTGGGCGGATTCTGAAGCCGAATTACACCATGGAAAACCTGATCGCGGTTACGTGTGAAGGGGATTATACCTATCTGATAGACAGCCAGCAAAAGCCGTTCGAGATGGAATGCGATATTCCGACCTTTCTCACCCGGATGCTGGAGACACATAACAACCAGGTGGATGACTATAAAAAGATGTATCTCGGAACGGTCACCGTAACAGGAAACAGCAGCTCCCCGATCACCTGGAAAAGCACAAAGTATACAACTACCCTTGACATCCTGAATGCACAGATCGCTAAAGTGTATGGAGGGTACTTCCGGACACGGAATGTAAATGGAAAGAAGTACCTTGATTATCTATGGGACTATGGAGGCATCAATGAGCAGGTGGTGCGGTACGGGATCAATCTCCTGGAATTAGATGCGCGTATGGACGCATCGTCCATTGTCACCTGCTTAATCCCGCTGGGAGCCGATGTGGAGTATCAGGACGATTTGGGGGAGATGCAGGTTAAAACCGTTGACATCTCCTCAGTCAACCAGGGAGTCAACTATATCCAGGATGACGCCGCCGTAGCTAGATATGGCAAGGTGTGGGGCAGTTACAAGTGGAGCGATATAATGGAGCCTGCGGACCTGCTGGCAAAGGCGAAGAAGTATTTACAGGAGGTATCCACCCTGCCAGTATCGATCGAGGCTAATGTAATGGACTTATCCTTTGTCGACAGTGACGAGACCCGGTTAGAACTTGGCTACTGGACGCAGGTGATCAGCAGGCCGCACGGTATTGACCAGAAACTTCTGCTGACCAAACGGGTGATAAACCTGTTAGACCCGACAGCCGGCAGCATCACGCTTGGAAAGCCGCCGGAAACCTTTGTAGATAAAGCGGTAAACTCCCAGCAGGCTGCATCAGAGGCGGTCGATAAGGTGGCTGAAAGCACGTCAGCAGAGATCAAGCGGAAGGTGGAGAACGCCACAAACTTAATCACCGGAGGTTTAGGCGGCTATGTGGTGCTTGATAACGTGGATCCGAATACGGGGGAAAAGATTCATCCGTGGCGTATCCTGATCATGAATACACCAGATAAGGAAACGGCTAAGAATGTGATCCAGTTTAATCAGAACGGGATTGGATTTTCTACAACGGGAATCAATGGGCCTTATGCCAACGCCTGGACCATAGACGGGAATCTGGTGGCGGATTTCATTACATCGGGCACCATGCTGGCAGATCGGATCCGCGGAGGAATCCTAGAAGTAGGCGGCGCCGGCTTGGCGAGAGACGGCAGCATTACCGTAAAGAATACAGATGGCACTGTGATCGGAACCTGGGATAAGACTGGGCTGCATGTGCTATTAGGCATCATAGAAGGCAGTACGATCAAAGGATCGAACATCATAGGTGGCAGGATTAATATCGGGAATGGCACGTTTGAGGTGGACAGTGACGGGGCGGTGGAAATAAATTCCGGGGAGATTCACATTGGAAATGTGGATATCACGGAACAATATGCGTGGATGTATGGTTTCGGCATTTCGGATACAGTATTATATAGCAGGGATTCCGGTACTTCTGTGCAGATCATCACAAAGGATGATGAATATGGAAATGGACCAGCAGTTGAACTGAAAAAAGGTAGCATATCGACTCGTATTGGATACGGTGGTATTGTCACAGGAGATATATCATTTAGCGACTCATGGACTGAAGGAATGACTGCTATAGACATGTTTAAAGATTTATATTATCGTACAAATAGTCTTAAGCAAAGAATAGAGGATTTGGAGGGTTGAAGTTAAAAGATATGGATGTTATAATGCGATTATAAGGAGGTGTTTCATAAATGAAGAAAAAAGTATTTTTTATTATGATTGCATTATGCGTTACATTTTTTTCTTTTAACGTATTCGCTATGTCAAAAAAAATTAATTATGAACCTGAGCATTCTACGCCAGAAAATGAAATTAAACATGATGATAGAAGTCTTGATTCTAAGTGGACGTGGTTAAATGATGAGATGTGTGTTCAATTTAATGTGGATAAAAACTGGAAACTGTTAGCCATACAAAAGCGGGCCGATATGGGATTGTTAAGACAATGGACAGAACCAGATAGGAATGGCAGTTGGAAACTAAAGACACGCAATACCTATACTGGAACGTGGATACAGGCAGAAGACGGAACATGGTCGTTTGAGTTTGACGACCATACAATCCCGGTGGGTGTAGCAAAGATTGACGATGTTCTTTATGCATTCAACACCTTTGGAGAATTAACGGAAGGCTATGAATATTACGGTGGACTGACAACCGGAGCCGACGGAGTAGTCGACTCAGGCGATCCGGAATTCTTGGCATGGTTAGAAACTCAGTATTTACCAGACTATACCAGCCATAACTAAAGCGTATAGAATAATTGTGGAGGCGTGATGGTTAGCATTATTTTATTTATAGTTTTTGGGGGCGTTCTGAGGTTATGGGGATTTACAAAAATAGGGTATGTTTGTTGGGCTTTATCTATTATCATGATCTGTTATGTGCTTGTTAACATAAGAAAATACCGGAGTTATAAAGGTTGGAAAGAAGCGGAGCGGGGTCAAACAGAATCTCTGCTAATAAAAAAAGAAAAATGTAAGAAAAGCGCAGAAGAAAATACTCCTGATAAAACAACTGAACCAGAAGCAATAATTCCTGTAGAGTCATATATGCTAAAAAAATACAGGCGTAGGCAAGAAGAGTCACGTAATTTCATTGGATTATTTTACCCAGAAATTGAAACACATGAGTTACCAAGTGGGTATAATAACATTCTTGTTCCAAGCTATGTTGTATATGATCTAGAAACAACTGGACTAACTCCTACGCATGATGAAATTTTAGAGATAGGCGCAATAAGAATTGTGAATGACGAAATAACAGGGGTATTTCATGAGTATATATGTCCTGATTGCATCATACCAGAGAAAATTACAAAAATAAATGGGATTACAAATGATATGGTTAAGGATTGTCGAAGCATCAAAGAAGTTTTGCCTGACTTTATCGCATTTACTGAACGCTTACCCATGGTTGCCTATAATGCAGAATTCGATTATTCTTTCTTAAAAGAAGCGCAGATAAAAATAAACGGAAAAAAATTTATTCGAAAACACTATTGTGCAATGAAAATTTATAAAAAATATCATAAAGAAATTTTCGGGGATAATCCGATTAGTGCAAAACTAACCGATGCAGTCAAGGAGATTTTGGGAAAAAATTATTACAATGAATTTATTAAAACTAATCATAAGTCTTTAATAGATACATCTGCAACACAGTTTATTTTTGAATCCATTGCAGATGTATGGAACAGGTAATTTAAGAGCGAGGACAATCCCCCGCTCTTTTTGTATGCCTAAAAAGTGAGGTGATTATATGGCAGATATTAGCAAGGAAATACGGGATTTCCGGGAGGCAGAACGCGGAGAAGAAGTCCGCGGGTCAATGATATCTCTGGCGGAGAAAGTCAATAAGGATGGAGAAGATGCCATTGCAGACGTTGCAGCTCAGGTTACTAAAATTAATAATGCAATTACCACAGCAAATAAAGCCGTAACCGATGCGAACGCGGCGACAGCAAGAGCAAATGAAACATTAAACCATGCGGATGAGATTCTCGATAATGCCACGGTGCAGGCGGCAAACTCCGCCGGAAGCGCTACGACAGCTAAAAGCTGGGCGGTTGGAGGAACCGATAGCAGAGCAGGAGAGGATACAGACAACAGCGAATATTACAGCAGACAGGCCAAAACATCAGCAGGCAGTGCAAAAAATGAGGCGGATCGGGCGGCTCAGTATTCCCAGATTATAGCCCCTGGATTCTATTTTGATCCGGCTGAATCTGCACTTTATATAAAAGCGGGTGTTGGTGTTGATTTTGTTGTAGTAGATTCGGTGCTTTATTGGAAAATCACAGTGTAAGAAGGGAGGCACATATATGATTGTAGCAAAATTTTCAGGCTACTGTACAACCTCTGCACACGGGCTTACACAGTGGGATTATGGTCAGGAACTTGCGATTGAATGCACTGAACTTGAGATTCCTGACGACACAGAAATCAATTACTATCAGGGGAAGCTGTCCAGTATTGCATATCTGAAAAGCAATCATGCAATGATTCCCGATATTATGCTCCAGAATCCGGAGGAGATTATCGCGTATGTATATGTGAGGTCGGCGGCAAGCGGTGAGACAATCCTGTCTATTAAAATGACTGTAGATAGCAGACCGCAGCCGGACAACTATGTATTACCAGAGTATAAGGATTACAGCCGGTTACTTCCAAAGGGAGGGGAATCCGGCCAGACCTTAGTGAAAGCAAGTGAAAACGATTATGATACGGAGTGGGCCACAATGGAATCTAATCTTGAGCCATTAACCGACGAAGAGATCGATAATATTTGTGTATGAGAGGAGTATAAAAATGGGAAAACGTGTAACCGCTGAAAATATAGCAAGACTCTGGATCAATATGAAAAACCATGTAAAAGATGGTTATGTTGCTAAGGTATCTGGAAAAGGATTATCTACAGAGGATTATACAACTGCGGAGAAACAAAAACTGAATGAACTGCATAACACGACTGTAGACAGCGCATTATCCAGTTCATCCACAAATCCGGTACAAAATAAGGTTGTTAATACAGCTATAAACGGAAAGGTACCGACGACGCGCAAGGTTAATAATAAGGCACTGTCAGCAGATATAACGCTTGCGGCTGGAGACGTTGGTGCAATTCCAGCAACACAGAAGGGAGCAGCTGGAGGCGTGGCAGAATTAGACGATTCCGGCCATGTTCCGGCGGCCCAGTTACCATCTTATGTGGACGATGTAATCGATTCCTATATTGTAACTGGAGCTACAGCGTTTACAGCAGGGTGGTTGTCACTTGCTTCAGGAGGGGCGGCGCTGACTCCGGAAAGCGGAAAGATTTATATTGTGCTGACCACCGGAAATTACAACATGAGAGAATACCGGTGGAGTGGTACAGCGTATGCGCAAGTCAATGAGGGAATCGCGTTAGGAGAGACCGCCAGTACCGCTTACCGTGGAGATCGCGGGAAAGCTGCATATGACCACAGCCAGGCGGCACATGCGCCAGCAAATGCTGAACAGAATGTACAAGCTGACTGGAATGTGACAGATGCATCATCTGATGCCTATGTCAAAAACAAACCGACTTCAATGCCTGCAAATGGTGGTAATGCGGCAACGGTTGGAGGACATACGGTTGAGAAGGACGTGCCGGCGAATGCAGTATTTACAGATACGAAACCAGTTGCCATGAAAGGCGCGACGGCCTCAGTTGCCGGTGCCGCTGGCTATGCTCCCGCTCCGCCAGCAGGATCACAAACAAAGTTTTTAAGGGCTGATGGAACTTATCAAACACCCGCTAATACAACTTACTCCGCATTTAAAGGCGCTACAGCCTCCGCGGCTGGTGGAACTGGATTAGTCCCGGCTCCTGCGTCTGGAAAGCAAGATGCGGTATTATGTGCGGACGGAACGTGGGCGGACCCGATGACTGATGCAGAGATAGACGCAATATGCGTATAATGGGGGTGGCCCTATGCAAAAGCCATTAACAGCACGGGGAGTATCCCGGCTATGGGAAAATATTAAAACGTATATTACAGAAAATACGTATCCACGAGGTGATCCGCCGGACCTGTATTTTGATCCAGAAACAGCAACGTTATATATAGGAAAGCCGAATGTGTTGTACGATTTTGTAGTTTCGGATGGAAGATTATATTACAAAGACAGAGGAGGTAATACTTAAATGGCAGCACCAACAGGATATACAGAGTTAGGGCGCATAGGTTTCGTAGATCGCGGTACGTATGCGTCAGGTACCACATATCGGATCGGTGATGTGGTATATTACAATGGGAGTACATGGAGTGCTCTTAAAGATAATTTAAAAGGCGTAACACCAGTCGCAGGCGCGAACTGGAAATACATGGCGAGAGGATTCGCCGCTGAGGCACTTTCCGCGGTTACTGCAAAGGACACGAGCGGAGTACTGGGGACAGCAGGAGCAAATGTGACGTCACAAGCTTTAGTTGACGCTATTGCTGATAAGGTCATGACAAAACTCATTGAAAAAAGCAAGATCGTAAATAATCTTCTTGCGACGGACGCTACAACCGTATTAAGTGGTCCGATGGGAAAGTCCCTCGATGAAAAGATTGGTAAAGTAAATAGTGATTTAGCGAATCTCTTAGACCGATTATCGGCGCAGCGGACAACGGTACCTAATCGTTTAGATAGAGAAGCGACGGTAATCCAATTTTATAAATCAAACGGTACTGTATCGGTACAAATGTCATTTCAGCTGGCATGGTCGATATCGAAAGATGTCGCTGATATGATTTGTGCAATACCTACTGGCTTTAATCCATCGGCTGCGCGCTGGGTTAACTCAGATACTAGCAACACCGGGAAAAATATACAGTTTAACGTCAAGCAGAATGAAAATGGTGTCTGGTGTCTATATCTGACTGCACTTGATAATCTAACTGCTACAGACCGCATTAACGACAGCTTTATATATCAACTATAAATGACCAATTATTAGGTTAAGCAATCTGGTATGATACTACAAGCCGTGCGATTGACCGCTTTGTAAAGTTACTATCTGCAATTGATATTTCCCCTTTGGTATTAATGTAAGCGTATCCCACCGATTCAATTTTGTATATATCTGAGCCAAAATAGCAGCCAGCCGCGAAATCAGAAGTAGGCGCGTACTCTGTCGGTATCGTAGCGACTACATCGCCTGCCCCGAATCCAACACTAGAGTACACGCCGAGATTAACCGTTACAGTTTTTCCAGAGATCGTAATGTAGCCACGATTGCCCTCTGCGGAGTATCCAGACTTAAATGTAGGGGATATATGTTTTCTCGCTAAATCACTATTTAGTAAAGAAATAGGGGGTGTTGAGAATGATATAATTAGTGTATAATTTAGAATGAAGGGAGGAATATCATTATGTTTTTTACCGAGAGTATATATTTTCTTATCTTATTTACATTGCCCGCCGCATTGCATATTATATACCATGCATACATAAGGCATACGCCTAAAATAAACAGTGATAAATCGGTTGAACTGGCTGAGTGTATAGTGTTTTGCCTGTGTGTATTTTTTATTAATATATTATTAATGAATAAAGAAATGTTGCAGTTGGCGGGCTATATGGTGGCAGAAAATAAAATACAGTATTGTATTGATAATCAATTTAGGTACATAGATTTTATCATTAAGTATTTTATTATCAACTTATTTGTCAGCATTGGGGCGATTGTTGTATGGTATGCGGCTCTAATAAAAATATATCACAAAATCGTAAATATTTTTAACCGGATTACGGGAAAGCCCACGGAATATATGTTTCAGGATACTTGGAGAAATGTATTTGAATCAAAGGATATAGTTGATGTTGAAAACTGTATACTTAAAATTGAAAAATCAGGAACATTAATCACAGCAGGATTATTAAAAACATATCCAGCGCCTCATGTAGAACATAAGGAATTGGTTCTGTATAACACAGACTTTATAAAGGAACTTTTTGAAGAGGACAGGCACAGACCGTTAAGTCAACGGATTTTTCCGTATTCGCTATATGAATACTATGATATTTCAAATGATCTGCTGATAAAGTTTTATTCCGCAGAAGGCTATGATAAATATTGTGAAGAAGAATCTAAAATTAAAGAACTGAATGGGCCGGAAGTATAATCCGGCCCGCATGTCAGCTTTTGGGAGGGTGGGGAGGTCGGCTTCCGGTCACACGTCCACCATCGTTTCGAATGCCGGTAGTAGGCCTTTGTGCGCTGGTTCCCTTTGGCGAACTTCCTTTAGAACCACCATTTCGATTTTGTCCCATTGGTTTCCTCCTTCTTTTGTACTAAGTGCGTCAACACTTGTACTTCCATTATATGGAAGGAAGCACATAAAAGCAAGTTAAGGTATCACTATTTACACGAACAAGAAACCTGCTTCCATTTTTTTCTGATATGTTATATGATTAAAGAAAAAGATGGAGGAGAACTATGGGAGAATTAACATCCGGAAGTTATAGGGTTATAGAAACGAACTCGGTAATACTTTATGATTCACAATCTGATTTGAAAATTAAGTTACAGCCGAGTTTGGTTTTTGCATTTACTGTTATTTTTAATTTTGAAAATAATGGAGAAGGTGAAAGAGACCTTGAAAAAATCACAAATGAAGAAAATCAGACAGTCACTTTAAAATGTATCAACTTTGATCGTCTTGGCGCAGGCACAACCGAACCGGTTGAATTAGCAACGGTAGGCGGAAAGAAAGTATTCATACATTTCTGGATATATATTCTATCTGAGAATGCAGATACGCGAAAAGTTGAATATACTGTGTATATGGAGGGGGAGGAAAATATGGGAGATGGATTAAGTCATAGACCTGTTTCTGATGAAACCGTAGCCACCCTGATAAGCTTAGATGGGTTTAACGATTTAAGTGAATCAACGCAGAAATTTGCGATATCAAGTATGAATACAAACAGGCAGAAAGAAGGGGGTTTAATGGGACGATTATTTGGAATCAAACCTGCTAATGCTGCTATGAATATTGCATTAATAATTTGTGTGTTATTATTAGTTATAGGATTAATTATTAATCAGTCTAATTATTGGGATAAAATTATTCCAATAGTAGCAGCAACAATAGGGTATTTGTTCGGAAAAGGCAAAGAGTAAAAAAAATAAATTAAAACCAACTATCATTAATCGGTAGTTGGTTTTTTATTGCCGAAAAGGCAGGAAGGAGTTTAATATGAAAGACACTATGATTTTGAAGAATGGAACAATTATTGAACTGGAGGCCGGCGCCAGCCTGAGCGCATTACAGGTAGCGGCCGCAGATCGTGCGGCCATGGTTGCCACCTGGGAGGCGCTGACGCTTGACAATCTCGCGGCGGTGCAGGTTAAGAATGGTGATGGGGTAGTGGTAGGTAATTATGCTGACCTCGTGCTTGTGTCTGAGACCTCCGTGGTGGCCGCTGACGGCACAGTGTTAACGACGTATAGCCTCCGCGAGAAAACACCGGAGGAAAAGCGTCTGGACGCACTGGAGGCAGGCATGGCAGTACAGGACGGTGCTATTAATGATCTTGGCGCGGCCGTGGGAACGCTGGCTGAAGGAGGTGCAGTATAATGGGGGCATTTTACGGGCTGCGGATCAGGCGCGGTGTTATTACGATTGATGAGATCCCTAATTTTTGGAGGGCCAAAACAGAAAAATGGTTGAAGGACAATCCGGAGGTGTAAGATGAGAAAAGCATATATTGCGATTCAGGGGGCAATGGCGGCAGCCGTTGCCTTCTTAAGTGACAAGTTGGGAATTCTTTTTCCGGTACTCTGTGCGCTAGCTACAATGATGATTGTGGACTACGTAACCGGCATGTTGGCAAGCAAGCGGGAAGCAATGGATTACCCCGAAGATCCCACTTATGGGTGGAGCAGCAAGAAAGGCGCGAAGGGAATCATTAAAAAGGTTGGATATCTATGCGTGATTGCCGTGGCTATGATAGTTGATTATGTGTTTACTACGGTATCCGGTACACTGGGCATGACTATGCCTGCAAGCACGTTTTTCGGGCTTTTAGTGGCCGTTTGGTATCTGCTTAATGAGTTGCTGTCCATCATCGAAAACGCCGGCAGAATGGGCGCTGACGTGCCTGAATGGCTATTAAAATATATATCTGTACTTAAGGATAAGATCGACAATACAGATTATCAGGGAGGCGGCCGTTAACGCCGGAGATGATCCGCGTATCTCCCGGCCGGCAGGGTTAGAGCCGGAGCTGTTGCGATATCGCAACGGTTGTAATATCACAACTTTTTCTGGGCCTGGGATTCCGGGCCCTTTTCTTTTTGAAGGAGGACGATTATGTTACCTATTACGAAACAGATCAAACAGATTAATTGCTATGCAAGTCAGAATCACCCAAAGTACATTGTAATCCATGAGACTGACAATTTTAACCGTGGCGCCGGGGCTGCCGCTCATTCCAGGGCGCATAATAATTGCAATCTGGCTACATCGGTTCATTATTACGTTGATGATGTAGCAATCTACCAGACACTCAACCATACAGACGGAGCATGGGCTGTCGGCAAGCAGTACGGCACGCCGCTGGTGGCTGGAGTCAATAACAACAACACGATCAATATCGAGATCTGCGTTAATCCGGACAGCAACTACGACAAAGCGCGGCTTAACTGTGTAGACCTGGTACGGCACCTGATTCAGGAGACGGGGATCCCCGCCGATCGGGTGATCCGGCATTACGATGCAAAGCGTAAATGGTGTCCGCGTAAGATGATGGACAGCCCGGAGTTATGGACGGACTTCTGCCTGAGGATTCGCGGACAGGCGGACGAGGTGAAGAGCTTCGAGGACGGCACCGGGAACTGGCATTTTACGATTAATGGCGAGTTGCAGAAAAACCGCTGGATGAAATATAAGAATAAGTGGTTCTACGTGGACGATTACGGGAACATGGTTACTGGATACACTGTGATTGGCGGCCTGGCCTATGTGCTTAACCCATCAAAGGCTGATTTGGCAACGTATGGGGCGTTACTGGTTACGAATAATCTCAGTCAGGGCAATCTTGAGGTACAGTGGACAGAATAGTCATACTTGTCACCTTTGTCCCCTCTTTGCATATAATAAACTATAATTGATCATATATAAAAGAGGAAATAAATCATGTGTAATATATGTAGATGTCTCTGTGGTAACTGGCGTGGTTGTAGAAATAATTGCTGTAATAATTGCTGCAATAATTGCTGCAGATGCGTATGCAGCAATCCCTGTGATAATAATTGCAATAATAATTGGAATTGCAGCTGCAGCAATAACAATAATAATTGCTGTTTTGATCCATGTGCAAGAGAAAGAAAAGAAGCTTATGAGGCCGGATTTAGAGACGGCTGTAATAATGTTTTTTGCAGGCAGGATAACTGTGGTTGCTAATGATAGATACAAAAAAAGGCGGTCCATATGGGCCGCCTAATTGCTTTTTATTTTAAATATTTTAATAATTGGATTAAATATTCTCCGTCCAAATCTGTTTCGTCTCTGTCCAATGTTCTTTTCCCAAAAACGGTAAAGCCATTTGCTTTGTAAAAATCCAGCAGTTTACACTTTTCTTCACATTCTAAATATACGAATCTTCCACCAATTTCATTCTGAATTTCTCTAACTTTAGTAGTTGCCATTTGAAGCAAATCGGATCCTGAAATTAAATAATTATTTCCATCTGCAAAGTTTTTACCGAGTTGCGCTATTAATGGGGCTGGGACTATGTATTCCTTTGTAGCTGGATTAAACGAACCATGGTTTCCCATTCGCTTTGCAGTTGTATTGCTGATGGAATCTTTCGATACCCGAATATGCTTTGATGCTATGGTATAATAGCCGACCCAGCACTTTTCTCTTCCGTCATCGGACTTCCAATATACTAAAGTTGTACGTGATAGATATTGTTTTGAAAATTCAATGGCTTTATATTTTATAAATGTCTCCACATCTTTATTAACAGGGCACACAAAAGAGGAGAGAATAGATTTTACTTCATTCTCTCCCAGTTTAGATATCATATCGTTTAGTTTAATTTGAACAAACTCTGCCATAGTTATTGTACATCAAAGAATTCTTTGATTTTATCTCCTGTTAGTTCTGAACATTTTCTGCTGATCTGCACTTGCTCAAACCTCATGTTTTTAGCATTATCCATTGCCTCCAAAAATGTATGAGCAAGACGCTGTTCTTTAATAGAGACATCTTTAAGAATGCTTTTCGTTGCCAT